CTTGTGAATGGCATGCTTCTACATGGACGCAGCGCGCAAGAAAGCCAAAAGATGCGGATTCAGTGTCTTCTATGAGCGCTGATGCTTTGAAGATTCTTAAAGCGTGGAAAGATGGCAAACCTTGTGCTGCCTCCCAATGGGTCCAAGAATGGTCAGCTGGACCACACGGTGGGTATAAGTATGTATCCTCTGAGGATGTGGGATTCCCACCTCAACGTGATGAGATGGGTATCATGGCATATTGCCGAGAGCAGCTCATGATTCAAGTCAGTAAGACCGACGCTTCAACCAAAGTAGTGGAGAATAAATTACCTTTTGTTGAGAGGAAGGCAAAACTGGGTGATGGCTCACAGCTCCTATTTCAGACGTCGACATTAACGACTATGGCCTATTTGAGAACCTTTTGTTGTTTTACGGCATCTCTTCAGATGTTAGGTTCTACACATCTTGCTCATGTTCCTGATTTATATTGGGCAGCATTAGGTGTTATAGGTGAGAAGCCTACGCGTGTTGTCAAGAAAGTGACAAAAGCTGCTTTCCAAGCTCTGAGACTTTTATTGACCCACTTCAAAGTTCTTGTTCCATCTAGGCCTCCAATGGAAAATTCAACAGAACCTTTTCAACCTGAGGAAGTTTATCGGACTGTCATAGACACTGTCGCTATAGCTATGCTTAAGAACACTTTCGATCTGGCAAAAGACGCTTCTGATGATGTCTTGATTGATGCCGTTTGTAACAAACATCCAGGTTTGTTTGATGCATTAAAGAAGGTGGTCACGACTTATCGCGGTACGCTTGGCGAAGAGCATCCATATCCTGTGGGGCCTTATAATCGTCATTATCTTCATGTGGCGAGTCATCTCCAAGCGTTGGGTGCGTTTGCTGGTTTTTCTGCATCATGCTTAGCTGCAGTTCCTGCGGCATATAAAAGTACCGCGTGGAAAAAGTATGTTGCTAAGATTCCTGATCCTTCTATGCCTGGTGCTGCCGTGAACGAGTATGAAATGGAGAGTTACGAGCAGGTGATGCTACGTGTGAAACCTCCAGATGTAAAAGAGCTGCTGAACATTGGATCGGCAATAGCGAAGAGTACATCTGCGGGAGGCGATTCTCTGAAGCTGAAAGTTCAAAAAGGCATTCTCACAGACGTCGAAGATGATGATACGGG